AACCCCCTTCAACATCCCGCCGCAACTACCCATACTGGGAAGGCTACATTTACGATTCCGACGGAAGGATTACAGGAGAGAAATGTTCGAAAACAAACAAAAGAAAATGATTAGCAGGATACTTGCCCATCATGGGTTTAAAAACCAGCTTATTAAGACCGTGGAGGAGCTTTCGGAGCTCACCACGGCAATTGTGCAGTACTACAACAAAGGACCGGGAGAGAGCCGATTAAGGGGCGTGCAAGAGGAGATAGCAGACGTATACATCATGCTAGAGCAAATCCGGAAGCAGTTCATGAGCGACTGCGAACTGAAAGAACTGATTGAGTATAAATTAGACCGAGAGTGCAGCAGAATTGAAGGGAGATACCATGAATAGAAAACTTATTGACCAATGGCAAAAAGATAGGGATGAAGTAATAGAGCTTTTGGATGTTGATAGATTCAAGGCGTTCTATCGGTTGTATCAGGATAACGTTTATGGTGGAAGACCGATGCCGAAAAGCGATAAGGTAATCATGGCGGCGATGTGCAAGATGGCGCTCGCCATTGAAACAATTTCAGAAGGAACGAAAAAAAGAGCTGCTGAATGGCTTGAAGCGAACAATTTCACGAAAGGAATATGGAGATGAGACGTTACAGAATCAGCACAGAAAAGGTCCGGAAGCGATTAGATGGCTCGTTCATCTATTCCTTAGACGATGGAGATGTAACGATTGCTTGCCGTGACAGGGAGGTGGCAATATTCCAAAAAGGGAATGCGGTTCGGATGCCATTAGGTCAGCTCAAGTGGCTGCTGGAAATGTGCGATGAGCACTACGACAATATAAAGTTTGCGGTAGAGATGTACATGCGGGCGAATCGTGATGAGATAGGAACGATAGAATAGGAGGGGACGAATGGCAGAATATGCACAAATTGCGGATGCAAGGCTCCGGAAGTTGGGCGAGGCGGAATGGGAAATCAAAGCTTGTATGCAGCGGATAGAAGAACTGGAGAATGTAGCTCAATGTTGTGGGTCTTTGAACATCACAGACAAGGTGCAGAATTCTGTCACCGGTAACAAGATGGAGGAGGCTGTCGTGGAGCTGCTGGAAGAGCAGGAGCGATTAAGAACGATTGCTTCTAACTGGGTGCAGCTCAAAAGAGCTATAATATCGGAGCTTGAATCAATCAATCCAACTTATAGAGACGTCTTGACACGAAGATACATTCTTAAGCAAAGCACGGAAGAGGCGGCGAAAGAGTTAAACTACTCGGAATCACACACCAAACGTCTCAAAAGGCAAGCGTTGGAATGCCTCGGAAGAGAAATTACAAATCATGATACCAGATGATACTTTCCTTTATGCTATTATGTATGTGGAACATAAGCAATCCTTTCTCCAAGAATAAAATGAGGAATAGTCGAGAGCGACCGCCGAAAGGCGGTTGTTTTCTTGCAGGAATTCTCAAAAGTATATGGCAATCCACAGCAATCATTGGTATAATCACATTGAATATTTCTTTTATAATCGAAAGGGGAAAACAATGAGAAAGAAAATTATTGCGCTGCTTATGGTTGCTATGGTTGCAACGTTAGCCGGATGCGGTTCTTCCGGAACGAAGGAAACAAAGAAGGCGGAAGAAAAAAAGCCAACCTATGAATCCGTGTACAAGGAGTACAGCCAGAAGATGAAGGATGCTACACCTGGGCTGATTGAAGAGTACAAGAAAGAGGCTGATGGTGTATCCGACGTGAACAAGCTGGCGAACATCTGTACAAAGAAGACAGAGAAACTTGCAAGCATATGCACAAAGGGCGGAAAGAGACTAGCCACAATCCACACAAAAGAAAACGACGATGAAGAAAAGTACAATGAGTGGATGAACAAGCTGACTGATGTATATCAGGATGAAGCACAGAAAATAACCGAAGCATACCAAGACAGTGTGATGGGATAAACACAATAATAGTCGGGGCGAAAATCGCTCCGGCTATTTTATTTAGTCAACCGCCGGGAGGCGGTTTTTTGATGCAAAAAATATGGAGGTCACATGAAAGTTGAATGTGTCAAAATCGGAAAAGTAAAGCCGTATGACAAGAACCCACGAAGGAACGATGATTCGGTAGAGTTTGTGGCGAATTCAATTAAAGAGTTCGGATTTCAGCAGCCTATTGTTGTTGACAAGGATATGGTTGTTATCGCCGGACATACAAGACTTAAGGCGGCGAAAAAATTAAAGTTGAAAGAAGTCCCGGTGATAGTAGCTGACAACCTAACAGACGAACAAGCAAAAGCCTATAGGCTTGCGGATAACAAGGTTTCGGAATCGTCTGAATGGGACTTTGAGCTGCTGGACGATGAGCTGAACCAGATTCTCAATATCGATATGGATGATTTCGGATTCGACTTCACGGAAGATGAAGAAGATGAAGAACCGGAAGAAAAACACAACGAAAGAGAACGGACCGGGAACGCTTACAACCTATCGGAATACGACCGAGTCAATGCGGTTGGTGACTATGATATTCCACGGCTGGACCCGGTAGATTACGTGCCAAAGGACTTGATACCGTTCAATTACATGTTAACGAGCAACGACTATGGCAGCGGGGTACACTTTTACGTTGATGATTATCAATTCGAACGTATATGGAATTGTCCGGATGAGTACCTAGATAAGATATCCAAATTCGACTGCATGTTAACGCCGGATTTCAGCTTGTATATGGAAATGCCTATAGCAATGCAGATATGGAACACGTACCGGAGCAGGCTTATTGGTCAGATGGCACAAAGACGGGGGATAACGGTTATCCCAACGGTCAGTTGGTGCAGAGACAACAGTTTTGACTTCTGCTTTGACGGGCTGCCGGAGAGAGCTACACTGTCCGTCTCGACCATCGGAATCAAGAAAGAAGATTATAACTTTGGAGTGTGGAAGGATGGAATGGATGAAATGCTGCTGAGGTTGCAGCCGAAAAGGTTGTTGGTGTACGGTGGCAAAGTTCCATATGATTATGGCGATACGGAAGTAATTTATTATAAAAACAAGACAACTGAACGAATGAAACAGAAGGGAGATGTGGTATAATATGGGTGGTAGAGGAGCATCTGGAGGCGGAAGATTAGCCGGTGGTGGTTTGAATGCTGGCGACATAACGGGGCTAGAAGACCTTGTCAGCATGAGAGAGGGAAAACCACGAGAAATCGACGAAGTGTTATCTGTTGGTAAGGACGTGCACGACAAGTACGGAGAAGACATTGACAACTTGAGCGCAGCAACACTCAAAGAAAGCAAATCCGGCGTGCTCGGATTCTTTGATGGTGGCGGTGGAATCGCTCTTAACAAGAGATATTTGGATTCAAAGAAAATGGATAAAGTAATAGACGAAGCGATAAGTGATGGGTATCATCCACCAAGAGGCAAGAAAACAGGCTTACAGTCAGTCGCAGCCCATGAATACGGTCACAAGCTGACGGAAGCGGCAGGAAGGCGGCACGGAAAGTCACTGGATGCCATGGCGGATGAAATTGTTAAAGAAGCAAGACAGACGACGGGGCATAGAGGTGTCGTAAAAATGGCATCCAAAATCGGTAAGTATGCAACGGTGAGCAATGCGGAGGCAGTAGCGGAAGCGTTCACGGATGTTTACTGCAACGGAGGAAGAGCCAAAAGGGAAAGTATCGCCATTGTAAACGCACTGGATAAGCGTTTTGGATTATAAGGAGGTAAGAAATGAAAAAGAACAGAGAAATCACGTATTCGGAGCCGGTAGATTATATTCCGAAAGAATTGCGGAAGAAATACAAAATCGGAGAGTTTGCCGATGAAGAGGACGACGAAGAAGAGAAAAAGAAAAGCAAATAGAAATCGTGAAAGGGACTTCAAAAGAGGTCCCTTTTATAATGCAATAAACAGGAAAGGAAATTAGATTCATGGCAACAACAGAAAATCTAAAACCGCCAACAAGCACGAGCGAAGCAAGGAAAAGAGGCAAAAAAGGCGGCATTAAGTCGGGCAAAGTCCGAAAGGAAAAGAAGGCGATGAAAGAGACCGCCGAAATGATTCTAGGGCTTACCTTAAAGGACGGAACAGTAACCGACCTTGAAGACATTCAAAGCATGGCAGCAGCCAATGGGAAGAATATCACGGTTCAGGATGCAATCATCTTGAAGCAGGCACAGAAGGCGCTGAAAGGTGATATCAGAGCGGCAGAGTTCATCAGGGACACCAGCGGAAACAGACCGACCAACGAACAGAGAATGGATGTAGCCGTGGACAACGGATTCATCGAGGCACTGAACGCTGCAGTTGAGGAAGTGGAGCAATGTTCAAATGGCAGCCACTAAGTCCGAAACAGTTCAATATCTTCTCATGGTGGAATAGCGGTAGCAAGTATTCCGACATGGACGGAATCATTGCGGATGGTTCCATCCGTTCCGGAAAGACCGTAGCGATGGGAACAAGCTTCATCATGTGGGCGATGGAATCATTCGAAGGGGAGCAGTTCGCCATATGTGGTAAGACATTAGGAGCGCTAAGAAGAAACGTGCTCTCACCGATGCAGAATGTTTTACCAGATATGGGTTATGAAATATCAGAGAGCCGCCTCGAAAACAAGTGGACGATTAGGCACGGAGACAACGTGAACACCTTCTATCTTTTCGGCGGAAAAGACGAAAGCTCACAGAATCTTATTCAGGGCGTCACGCTTGCGGGGGTCCTATTCGATGAAGTGGCACTGATGCCGGAATCGTTTGTGAATCAGGCAACAGCACGTTGCTCTGTAGAGGGTTCGAAATGGTGGTTCAACTGCAACCCGTCAACGCCGTTCCACTGGTTCAAGGTGAACTGGATAGACCGGAAGGAAGAAAAGAATCTTTTGTATCTGCATTTCGAATTGGATGACAACCGGAGCCTATCGGAGCATATCAAGGATAGATACCGGAGCATGTATCAAGGCGTGTTCTATCGGCGGTATATCCTCGGTGAGTGGGTAGCAGCGGAGGGCATTATCTATGATATGTTCAACGAAGACAGGCACGTTACAAAAGAGAAATATAAGCCCGTGGGCGACGTTTACGTGTCGTGCGACTACGGAATACAGAATGCAACTGTTTTCCTTATGTGGGCGAAAATAAAAGGCATATGGACATGCATTCGGGAGTATTGCTATTCCGGGCGGGAAAACCTAAAGCAGAAAACGGATGCAGAATTTGTTCAAGATATGAAGATGTGGCTAGACGGCACGATACCGAAAAGGATTATCGTTGACCCGTCAGCCACTTCTTTTATTGCAGAACTCAGGAAGAATGGTTACACGGTCAAGCGTGGCATGAACGACGTGCTGGACGGCATACGGTACACGTCAACCGCACTTGGAAGAGGAGAACTGATGTTCGTTTCCGATTGCGTGAATACCATTCGGGAATTCCATTCCTATATGTGGGATTTGAAGTCAGCGGATGCCGGAGAGGACAGACCACTGAAAGAGCATGACCACTGTATGGATGCGATGCGATATTTCACTTATACGATTATGAGACAAGAAAAAGTTAAAGTAAAAGGATTCAAAGAGGGAATCTAATGTACAGCAAAAGACCATATGAATTACCAAAGCCAATCACGGCTGACCCGTCAATACTGGAGCACATCACGCCTCAGTTGATTGAGGGGTACATCAATAAGCATGAAAGCAAATTCAAGCGCTATGAATACCTTGAAAACCTATACAAGGGGTTTCACGACGTATATAGACAGCCGGAAAAGGAAAACTGGAAGCCCGACAACAGGCTGGCGGTAAACTTCCCTAGGTACATCACAGACACCTTCCTAGGCTATGCCTACGGTGTGCCTATTAAGTGCACAGCACCGGAAGACTCAGAGGATGAGCGGCTGGCAGAATTCTACCGCAATAACGAAATGAACGACCATGATTCAGAGATGGCGAAAATGTGCTGCATATATGGGCACGCATGGGAGTTCTTCTATCAGGACGAAGAGACCAATACCAAAGTAGTCGCCTATAATCCGAAAGACCTATTCTGTATTGTCGATGATACAGTACAGCGCCGGGCACTGATGATGATTCAGTACGGGCGGCACACGGTGGACGGCGTGAACAATGGCGTGCTTTACGGCATGGCAGCCACGGCAGACACGATTTATTATTTCGACAATGGAAAGTTAACCGGCGACAAAGAGAACCCATACGGCTTAATCCCATGCGTTGAGTGGCGACTGAACGAGGAGCGCATCGGACTTTTTGAGGGCGTGGCTGGACTGGTGGAAACGTACAACAGGACACTGGGAGAAAAGGCAAATGATGTTGATGCTTTTGCGGAGGCTTATTTGGCTGTCATTGGGTCCGAGCTTGACGAAGAAGACGTGTACCGCATTCGGGACAATAGAATCATCAATCTTTATGGCACGGACAACGCAAAGGATATTTTGGTTCAGTTCATGACCAAACCAACGGCAGACGGAACACAAGAAAATCTGTTAAACCGACTTGAAAATCTGATATATCAGATTTCTATGGTGGCGAACATCTCAGATGAGCAGTTTGGCAACGCAAGCTCCGGTGTAGCTCTAGCCTATAAACTACAGGCAATGAGCAATCTAGCCGTCACATTTGACCGGAAGATAGAAAAAAGCCTCCGGAAACGTTTCAAAATTTGGTCAAGTCTATCAACCAACGTTGCTAGTAGAGACGTGTGGCGGGATATCGATATTAAGTTCACACGAAACCTTCCGAAAAATCTGCAAGAGGAAGCACAGACCGCTTCACAGCTTGAAGGTATCGTGTCGAAGGAAACGCAGCTATCCGTTCTTTCCATCGTTCCGGACGTGAAGAAGGAAATTGAAAAGATGGAAGAGGAAGAAGAGGAGCAGATGCAGCAGTTGAGCATGTATCAGCAGACCATGGGGGCAGTAAATGGCGAAAACAGCGCAGGAAATATTTCTAGCACGGACGAAGGAGAATCGGGATTACTGGAGAAGTAGAGAGGACCGGCAGGCGGTTGTAAACGAGCATACGATGAAAAACATCGATGCCGAAATTCAACAGATATACGAGCGGATGGTCCCGGAAATCCAGAAGGAAATTGAATCGTTCTATCAGAGGTACGCCGATAAAGAGGGAATTAGCCTAGCGGAAGCCAAAAAGAGAGTGTCGAAGTTCGATGTAAGGGCATTCGAGGCACGAGCGGCGAAAATGGTCAAGGAACGTGATTTCAGCAATGAGGCTAACGAGCTTATGCGGCTGTACAATGCGACCATGCGGATTAATCGGCTGGAGCTTCTAAAGGCGGATATCGGCTTGCATATGATAGACGGATTCGACGACCTAGAGAAGCTGACCGGAGAAAAGCTGACCGAGGAAGCCGTGAAGGAGTTCGAGAGGCAAGCGGGAATCTTGGGGCATGGCGTAAAAGGTGCATTCGAAAGAGCTAAAAGCCTAGTGGGGCAGTCCTTCATGAATGCCACATTCAGCGAGCGCATATGGAGCAATCAGGAAGCCTTAAGAAATAAGCTATCCACGATACTCACAAAGGGCTTGATTGGTGGGAAGAGCTATCAGAGCCTTGCGGCGGAGATTCGGAAGGATTTCAGCGTTTCGGCAAGGGAAGCAATGAGACTGGTTCGAACTGAAATGGTCCGTGTGCAGACACAAGCTCAGATTGATTCGTACAAGGCGAACGGATGGGAAGAGTTCGAATTCTTAGCATACGGCACGGCATCGTGTGAGATATGCAACGCCCTAAACAAAAAGCACTTTAAGATAGCCGATTTCCAACCGGCAGAGAATGCGCCGCCCATGCATCCGAATTGCAGATGTAGGACGGCGCCGTACGAGGATGAAGATGAATATCAGAAGTGGCTAGATTCGTTCGGAGATAATAGAAACTATGCAAAAGCTATCGACAAATTTATAGAGCCGGATATAACTAATTTGAAAGATTCAGTTCAATTCACAAAAGAAGACATTATAGAAGAATTGTTGCTAAGTCCAGTCGGTAGAGATACAATAAGAGCAATAGAAGAAAGCAATGTTATAATTAAAATTTCAGAAGAAAAACCATTTGATGGAGTTAGAGGATATGAAAAGGATGGAGAGATTGTCTTATATCCGAGAAATGCGAAAAACAGAACGGTAGCCGGACAAACATTGATTCATGAAATGGCACACTTTAGATTTAGGATAGGGGGATGCCAACACGCAGAAGCCGTATGTTTTGCAATGGAAAAAATGCATATTATGAATCGTGATTGGCTCACAGAAGAAGAATGGCGAAAAATGGTTGATTTGGCTAAATTTGCATATCCAGAGCTTGAATGGGAGGTAGAAGGTGGTGGAAACTTTGAACAATTCAATTTCGTCAAGAAAAACATTGACGATGGCAACCAAAAAAAGTGATAATGTCGCTTGCGACAGATGCAGCAATGGCATAATGATACCAGAAAATGAGAATGCTAAATTAAATCATTGTTTTAAATGCAGCCATTGCGGTTCGAGGGTAAATTTTGACACAATAGTGGATATTGAATAGGAGAAAAGCCATGGCGAAAGATGATATCAATGTAATCATGTATAAGATTCTCCGGTACCTCTATGAATGCAAGAAGGCAGGAATCAGACCAAGCGAAGAGGATATAGTATACAATTCAAAACTTTTGAATATTCCTAGGCTTTACTGGGAGGACGTTATTCTTGAACTTGGTGAAAAAGGATTCATCAACGGCATTCAAAAGAGAATCACGAAAGATGGAATAATTATCACATTTGGAGAACGGTTCGGAATCTCCATTGATGGGATGAAGTACGTCGATGAAAACTCAATGATGGCAAAAGTGGAGGAAGAACTGGGAGCCGCATTCAAGACGGTGCTATCCGCATTACTCACACGCTAGGAATAGTCTTAAAACGCATTTAAACGTTCTATAACAGCTTTTAAACGTAAGCTTAATAAATTATACCTATGAAAGAAAATCGCTCATTACAGGGCGATTTTTTATATACCCTTTTTCGGGTATGTCCAAGCATTTAAGACAATAAACTGTATGGAATATCAAGCATTGCGATGTAAAACACATGGAGGAAATTATGTCAGAAGAAATGAACAATCAGAACACAAACGCAAACACTGAACCGAATACCGAACCGAACACTCAGACCGAACCTAAAGGCGGAGCGGAGCCGGAAAAGAAGTATACGGATGAAGACCTCGACAAAATCATCGGACAGAAGTACGCAAAATGGAGCGAAAAAACCGATAAAGCTATCGAGGATGCCAAAGCGGAAGCGGTCAAGCTGGCGAAAATGAACGCAGAGCAGAAAGCCGCCTATGAATCAGAGCAGAAAGACCGCAGAATTGCGGAAATGGAAGCACAGCTGCAGAAAATCGCACTGGGCAAGGTTGCCGGGGAGATTCTCAAGGAGCAGGGCATGGATGCTACACAGGATATTCTGGACATGGTCGTAGGCACAACCGCAGAGGACACCAAAGCACAGGTGGAAGCGTTCGTGAAGCTGGTCAATGCACAGGTGGAAATCCGAGAAAGACAGCGGGCGACAGGTACCACGCCGAAATCTTACACCGGAGCGGAACCACTGAGTGAAATTGAACAGCGGATTGCAAAGTACAGGAAGTAAAAGGAGTAAATTATGGCAGGTGAAAACAATAATCAGGCAGTAAGACGTTATACCAAGGAGTTTAAGGACCTTATGCAGGCGGTATTCCAGAGCAGAGCGTTCTTTGGAGACTTTTTCGGTGGTGGAATCGAGGCACTGGACGGAATTCAGGAGAATCAGACCGCATTCAGCGTTAAGACTTCCGACATTCCGGTAGCGGTAGGCACTTACAGCACCGAGGAGAACACCGCATTTGGAACTGGAACGGGAAAGTCCAACAGATTCGGCAATAGAACCGAGATTATCTATACCAATGCGGATGTTCCTTACAGCTGGGGCTGGAGCTTCCACGAAGGAATCGACCGGAACACGGTTAACAACGACTTCAACACGGCGGTGGCTGACCGTCTCGAGCTTCAGGCACAGGCAAAGACGAACCAGTTCAATACCCATCACGGAAAGTTCATTTCCGATAGCGCTGCTGAGACAATCGAGGCGGCAGCACTCACCGAGGAGGAAGTTGTAAAGGCATTCAACGCCCTTGCAAAGTACTTTGTGAACATTGGCGCAGTTGGTACCAAGGTAGCAAAGGTTACGCCGGATGTATGGAACATCATTGTTGACTCCAAGCTCATGACAACCGCAAAGGGTAGTTCTGTGAACGTGGACAACAACACCGTGAACATCTTCAAGGGTTTTCAGCTTGAGGTGATTCCGGATGCAATGTTCCAGAAGAACGAGTGCATTTACGCTTACATCACCGGCATCGGTAAGGCGTTCACCGGCATTCAGACAGCTAGAACCATCGAATCCGAAGACTTCGACGGTGTAGCTTTGCAGGGAGCTGGTAAAGCGGGTGAGTACATCCTTCCGGCAAACAAGAAGGCAGTTGCAAAAGTAACAGTTACGGCAGCATAGGAGGTTAAATAATGGGATATGTGGTAATTCATCGGTTCGCAGACACGCAGGACACGACCGAGACGAAGAACGGTTCAATTCCGTACATTTACGAAATCGGTGACGAGTTTCCACGAGCTGGAAAGCGTGTGAATAATGGCAGAATTGAAGAGCTGGCGGGTTCGAAAAACAAGCCGGGCTTTCCACTGATTGAGTACACCGAGGAGTGCAACGCTAAAGCCGTGAAAGGCAAGAGAACGAAGTAGTCGGAAAGGCACGACATGGAAGATTTGTTAGAATTGCTCAATATGCAAAATGCCGGAGATGAACAGAGGAAGAAGCTGCAAACCATTATGGATATTACGAGCGACAGACTGAAAGTAAAGCTGGGCACCGATGAGGTGCCCGCTCAGCTGTCGTACATCGTGACGGAGGTATCCATTATTCGATTTAACCGGATTGGTTCGGAGGGGCTTTCTTCTCATACCGTCGAAGGCGAATCGCAAAATTTCAGCGGGGACGATTTCTCGCCTTACGAAAGCGACATTCAAGCGTGGATTGACGAAAACAAAGGCACGTCAAGAAGGGGGAGGATTCGGTTTATATGAGATTTGATACAGAGGTGTACTTTTACACGGAAAAGTCGAATTACAACGCTGAGACGGGCGATTATGACCGTGAGAAGCCATCTGAGGTGCCAAAGATGGCTTCCGTCAACCAAACCGAAACCGCAATGATTCGGATGATATACGACACCATACCGCAGGAATCGTTAACGGTCCGGCTGCAAAACAAATATGAGAAACCGTTTGATTATATTCGAATCGGAAAGAAACTCTACAAGGTGGACAAGCGAATCGACTTATACACCAAACAAGCGTTTATCGTTTCGGAGGTACAGCATGGGCGTTGATATTAAATGGGAAGGTCTCGACAAGCTGCAGGACAATCTCGAAAAAGCCGCCACACTGGACGACATTAAAAGAGTTGTACGGCACCAAGAAAAAAATCTTATCGAGACGGCAAGCAAGCACGCCGTGAAAGCAAGTGAGGGCGGAGTTTTTGCAGGTGGTTATTCCGGAGTAGAGCAATCTCTCGGAAACATTAAAAACAATCTGAAAACTGACCTATACGAAGAAGGGTTAGCGGTTGGAATAGGCACAACAGCAGAACACGCCGCATATGTGGAATATGGGACCCGACACATGCCGGCTGAACCATTCATGGAACCGACGGCACGAGAAGCAGGAGAGAAGTTTGTGAGAGATTTAAGGAAGTTGATGAAATAATGGATGCACAACAAAGCCTTTTTACAGGATTGAAATTGAAAATTGAAGCACTCGGTTTAAGCGTGTATGACGGCGGTATGCCTTCTGAGGATGCGCCATACCCTTTTGTGTATCTCGCCGACAACACGATGCGGGATATGATGGTTAAGGGAAGCGGAATCGGCACAGTATCGCAGAACATCCACGTTTGGCAGAACGATTCGAAGAAGAGGGGCACGCTCTCACGGATTGCTGCAGAAGTGATGGAGGTTTGCCGGGAGTTCGAGGAGTACGGCGGCACGGGCTACACATTGCGGAGCTTGAGTCAGAAAATCATCTCAGACAACAGCACGGCGGAACCGTTGATGCACGCAATTATCGAGGCAGAATATTACTACAGCTAAAGAAGGAGAAGAATTATGGCAACAGCAATTGCAGGAAAGAAAATCATTTATCTTTACCGACTTCTTGAGGATGCATCGAAGGAAGAAGCAAAGCAGATTGCATTTGTTACTGAGAACGGCAGAACGAAGTCGAAGGATGCGGATTCTACAGCAACGAAGGACGGCACTATTCGGACCCCAGCAACAGCGGAGGTTGAAATCACGTGCACTTCCATTCTGGCAAAGGGTGACACCATGCTGGACAAGCTGGAGTCTGCATTGGATAACGACAAATTGATTGAAGTATGGGAAGCAAACATGGATGAACCAGTTGAAAGTAAGACAAACCAGTACAAGGGCACTTATTTTCAGGGGTATCTGACAGAGATTGAGAGAACAGCAAACGCCGAGGACATGGTCGAGGTATCTCTCACATTCGGAATCAACGGAGCGGGCGCAAATGGCAACGTTACCGTAACAGACACGCAGGCAGACATGGCTTCCTATGTATTCAAAGACACTACAGTAGGAGCATAGGTTTTAAGCGGGCGGGGGACGATTGTTCCCCGCTTTTGGTATATGGAGGATTAAATATGTACGATATCGAAATCAACGGCACATCATACCCGGTTAAGTTTGGAATGAATTTCATCAGCGAGATTAATAAGAGAGTCACTGTTCCCATGGATGCATGGGGCGGCAAAGAAGAGAATGTTGGACTAAATTATTACATTGCAAAGCTCATGGATGGGGACCTTGAAGCGCTGCAGCAGATTCTTTTTGTGGCGAATAAAACGGAGACTCCAAAGCTGAATATCTCCATTCTTAATGATTGGTTCGAGGATGATATGACCGATATTGACGAAGTGTTTAAGAAGGTGACCGATTTTTTATCGGAAGCGAACTGTACGAAGAAGGCGTACAGGACAATCAAGAAAGCGGTGGAAGAGCAGAACCAGAACTAAAGTCGTCCATGACTTTTGAAAAGCTGATAGAAAAAATAACGGAAGATTGCTTCCGGTTTTTTGGCTTCCGGAGTTTCGATGAAGTGGACCGGCTGACGTTCCCGGAATATGAGCTGTTATGTAAAGCTCACAAGTTGAGCACGGTGGATAAAGACATGTGGGTGCACAAGCTCGCCTATCTCAACTTCATGGCTAAGGCAAGCCGGAAGGCAGGAAAGACACGGACCAAACCAGTGTATGAAACGTTTGACAAGTTTTATGACTATCAGAAGGCACTGGAAAAGGTAGAACGGGAATACGACACGGAGCGGAACGAAAGATTCCTTGCTATCAGCAGAAAAATGAAAGAAGAAAGGAGGGAAGAATGAGCAGTAGCGACTACATTGTAACCGCCGTCCTAATGGCAAAGGATAGGAACTTTCAAAGTACTTTCGAAGCGGCAAACAAGACAACGCAAACTCTCGGAGGCAAGATTAAAAGCGGTCTCGGATTCGGAGCACTCGCCGGAATCGGTGCAAAGGCGGTTGGCGTTGTGGGAAGCGGTCTAAAAAGTCTTGTCTCTGAGCTTGACAATACTAACAGTGCGTGGACGTCTTTTGCCTCCAACATGGCTATGTCAGGCATGGGCAACACGAAAATCAAGGAAACACAAAAAGACTTACAGGATTACGCAAAAAAGACCGTATACACATCAAAAGATATGGCGGCAACCTATGCGCAATTATATGCAGTCAATAGAAAAACATCACCAAGCCTTGTAAAAGGTTTCGGAAACGTTGCGGCGGCGGCACAGAACCCGGCGCAGGCAATGAAGACCTTGTCAATGCAGGCGACTCAGATGGCGGCTAAACCTAAAGTTCAATGGGAAGATTTCAAGTTGATTCTTGAGCAAACACCAGCCGGAATGTCAAAGGTTGCGAAAGCAATGGGCATGACCACCACAGAGCTTGTTAAGAATGTTCAAGACGGCAAAGTCAAGACAGAGGACTTTTTTAAAGCGATGGAAAAGTTGTCGGAGGATAGCGACCTATCTAAGATGGCGCAAAGCTATAAAACGATAGGGCAAGCGGCAGACGGCTTGACGGCTACACTCTCAGCCGGACTGGCTCCGGCGTGGCAGGTAGTTTCCGATGTTGCCATTGGCGGAATATCAAAGCTGATGAAAGTTGCAGGTAAGGGAATCGGTGGACTATCGAAAATCTTCAAGGGAACCGGAAAACAGCTTAAAAAAACAGCAAATTCCTTTGAACGGTTCGCCGGTACCCTTAGCCGGAACAAAGGCGTGATGGATATTCTCAAATTGACAGCAAAAGCCACGTCAACGGCTCTTAACGCCCTTCTTAAGGTCATTGAGAAGGTGTCTAACGGTCTGAATAAGATGATTAAGATAGAGCCTAGACTTCCAGAGATTGCTATGGGATTCGGTGCAATCAGCGCCATCATGAAAAAAACAACCGGAAAGGGACTTTTAAGGTCCATGGGGGAGCCACTTGTTAAGAAGCTGACCACAACGGTCAAGGGTTTGAACATCTTCAAGCGGAGCGCCAAAAAAGCCACGGAGGAAGTGGGCGAAACACTGGCAGAAGGTGCAGCCGGAATGTCAAACGCAGGAAAGGCGGCATCCTCGACAGGTGAGACGGTCAAAAAGGCAGGAAGTACGCTAATGCAATCTGCAAAGACGTTCCTTGTGTTCGGTTTGGCAATCCTAACAGTAGCCGCAGGTTTTGGGGTGCTCTCACAGGCGGCGGAAACGGTAGCTAATGGAGGACCGGCAACAATCGCCGTGTTCTTTGGAATGATAGTAGCCATCGGAGCTTTAGCGCTTGTTTTCTCCACTCTCGGAGAGGGATTAAATGCAGCCGTTCCGGGAATGGTCGCTTTTGGTGCTACAGTAGCACTTGTCGGTCTCGGTCTTGCGCTTGTCGGTGGGGCTGTGTACTTAGTATGCGCCGGCATTGTTAAGCTTTCAGGGGCACTTCCGGCGATTGCCAAAAATGGAACATCGGCAGCAGTCGGACTTGTCGCATTAGCCGGTGGAATGCTGGCGGTTGCTTTAGCAGCAGCGGCGGCAGGTATCGTTCTTGTGGCTCTCGGGTCCGTGGCTGGCATTGCAGCCATGGGAATCGGTGTTTTACTGGCGGCAGGTGTTGTCGTAGCAGGGGTCATGCTCATGTTTGCGGGAGCATTAAAGCTTGTCAAAACGCAGGTATCGGGCATCGCATCGCAGGCAAAAAGAGCGGCATCCAGCTTGAAACAGATGGTTACAAGTGTGAGTGTCGTTAAGTCCGGATTAGGCGCACTTAAGAGCCTTGCATCCGGGGCAATGTCAGCACTAAAGAGCGCTTTCAGTTCGGGAGCATCAGGGGCAAAATCGGCGGCGGCTTCCATCGGTAAGAATTTTCGTTCTGGCATTTCAAGCGGAATGAGAGGCGGAGTAAGTGCCGCAAGAAGTGGAATGCACGCAATCAATAGCGCAATGTCTGGAGAAGCCGGGAAGGCTCATACCGTAGGCGTTAACATCGGCAGGGGATTGGCTAATGGTATTCGTGCAGAAATTCCGGCAATCAGAGCGGCGGCGGCAGCAGCTTCAAGCGCTGCAACCGTGAAGATGCGGAAGACGACGAAGGAACATTCACCGTCAAGAGTAACCCGAAAGATTGGTGCATTCCTATCAGAGGGTCTTGTTATCGGTATGGAATCCAAGAAGCGTGATATCAGCCGTATGTCTGCAAAGCTGGCGAACATGGCTACACTGAGTCCTAGCAGAATGGCATTTGCCGGAGATTATAGCTTGAATGATACATGGGACTATACCAGTACCGCCAACTACGAAATCACGGTCGTGTCAGAGCTTGACGGAAAGGTGGTATCTAAGCAACTTGCGCCTACTATGCAGCAGGAACAGAACCGATTGACCACCAGAGCGAACAGAAGGAGAGGTATCAGATAGTGTACGTATTCCGAGACACAACGGAGGTAGGGACTTTATTGTCTCTACCTTCCGAGGCGGTAATGATTAATGGCGAATACATCGAAGATGAGAATTCATCGTTGTACATCGAAGGTTACCGCACATTGTATACAAAAGGCAGGGAGAGCCTAAAAAAGGACCTTAAAACAGAAGAAATCGGAAGCCGGAACGGAACGAAAATCAAAACGACAAGATACCCGGAGCGGGAAATCGTCGTTGGGTTTCAACTTGTCGCAGAAGATAACGAATCGTTCCGGAGCGCCTTCAACAAGCTGAATGGGATTCTCGATAGAGAAGAGAGTCAGTTCATCTTTCACGATGAAGAGGATATGTTCTTTGTCGGCACGCCATACTTTGAGGGCGATATCGAGGAAGGACGGAACGCCGTAAAAGGAGAGTGGACAATCTACTGTCAGGACCCGTTCAAGTATTCGGTTGATGAATATGAAGCGGAATCTTTCACGGACACGGACGGAAACACAACCATGATGGTTGAATACGGCGGAACGGTCCCGGCGCATCCGACATTCAAAGCAAGTTTTTACACAACAAAGCCGGAAGTTGACGAAACCAACGCCGATGATACAAGCTATCAAGGCAACGAAGATGAAAAGCTGGGTGAACTTGGAAATTGCGGATACGTTGCGTTTTTTGACAGCAACGAACACATCTTGCAGTTTGGCGACCCGGATATTTCCATTGAGAAGCCGGCAGAAGTGCAGCCTATCAGGGTATCGCAGGAGTTCACGCAGGCGGGCAACTTTGGCAGCGCTATTCAGCAGCTATGGAAGCCGAATCAGAGCGGCACCGGGTATTCCGGCGCACCTATCGAGGGCGGTTTTTATGAAGCATATGGCGCCAATTCCACGCCTTCCGGAACTACCAGCGGGGCGATTATCGGCTATAAGTGGGATGCCAAAAAGAAAACATGGGTTTCAAGTCCGGTGTCTGACAGTTCGGGAAGTTCGCCGAGTGTTAAATACAAGATGTACTACAAGGCGACTGGAAGAACAGCTAGTTCGGTAAAGCTCACGGTGGATATTACCGCCGTCGTTGGTTCAGTCAGCGGCAAGGTGAAAAAGAACTGGAAGAAAGCAAAGCTGCAAGCGGTAATCACGGTTGCTGGCAAGAGCCACACCAAGACAATCAAGGCAGGTGGTAAGTCATGGGGCAAAGGGTCGCACAAGGTGTCCTACACATTCACGGTATCGGATATTAAACAAAGCACGATTGACCTATCGTGTAAGGTTGAGGTGAAGGAATCCGGGGCGAAAGGTTCAGCAGGAAAGCTAAGCTCTAGGACTGGTAATACTATCACGATTCCGACTTATACCGACAAAACGCCGACCAACTATTTTTTGAAGTCCAGCTATGGAAGTGTAACACAGAGCGGATGGCACGGTGCAACAATCACAAGAGTGTTACCACCGGACGAGAACGGAACCATCGGGGCTGAATCCTATAGAATTGACGCATCGGTAAAGTTTTCTATCGGCTCTAGTGCCAATGATGTTACACAATGCGGAATGCTTGAAATAAAGGCGCTGAATAAGAGTAATGGCATAGTCGCAGGTATCCGGGCATACAAGGCAAGCAGGGGCAAGAATGCAACTATTCAGTACGTTTGGCAGAATAAAGTCGTTGAAAAGAAAACAAACTTCAACGCAGACAATAAGAATAGCAACCTTACTGTGCAGATTGAAGGAGGATTGTATCGGATAGCATACAAATTTGGGAGCGCTACAAGCGAATTTTACCCATTCCCGGCTATTTACAATTTCGAGGATACCAACGTTACAAAGGTTGTTATTGCCGCCTATCAGTGGAAGGCGCAACCGCCGATGGATTGGTTAGGTGTTAGAAATGTTTCTTTTTATGGAAGACCAAAGACCACCGAAAGCAAAACAGAAATCCCATTTCAAAATGGTGATATTCTCATGGCAGACGGCAAAACCGCAATAGTAACCATGTTGAGACATGGAAGCGACGAAGGAACTAAGCGCCCGGACCTCGGAGCACTTGGGAACGACTGGGAAACGCTAGTTTTACTGCCGGGAACAAACTCCGTGCACACGTCCTATTCGGCGTGGGCGGGGCAGCAGCCATACATTAGGCGTTGCCGGTCCGATGAAGCTTATGGCAGGGATTACTACCAGCAGTTGGATGCCGATACGCCATACGACACCGGAATAGAATATTACAACTCATCGAAAGAGCGGGTATATCCGACCGAGGAGGAGTACAACGCAAGCCCGACAAGCTATTACCAGTTCATGGATGCGGGCACAAATCCGACCGTCTACTGCAATTCAAGCGGCACGGTGTACAGCACGCAGCCTACATACGAACAGTGGGCGGCGAATCCGTCGGAGTATTATGTGAGCGAATCAACAGCGCCAAAGTTCTCAATGACATACAGAGAGGTTTTCATATGATTTTATATTTTGCAGATAAAAACTTTAAAATTCTCGGAACAGCTTCAACCAGTTTATCGGGCGGCTATGTTATCACCGACGACACGAAAAAGGAAGAAGTGGAAACAGGAATTGCAACGCTCGATTGCACCGTCGCCTATACCGACGATACAAGGTCAGACATTGAAAGTTGGTGCAGGGCGGGTAATTACGTATTAGCCTACTACGGCAAAGACGATTCAGCGGATGTGGATATCGTAAACCTATTCATGATTACCACAACGGAGCTGTCTGTATTGGACCATACCATCAAATTCGAATCGGAGGATTCAGGGTTAGACTTACTGAACAACCTTGCTAAGGAGTACACCGGAACGGAACAGATGAGTGCAGCGGATTACATCAATAAATTTCTTGAGAAAACAGGTTTTCGGCTCAGAAACAACAACGTTTCAAAGAACCCGAAAAAGCTTGAATGGACTAACACCGATACGGTAACTAAGAGGCTTGCGGATATTGCGGAGAAGTTCGAAATTGAGCTTGCCTATGGATTCAGCGTTAAAGGCTTGACCGTGTCGGATAGGTGGGTTGATATCGCAGATGAAACAGGAAAGGACACAAAAATCAATCTGTACATCAACAAAGAAGTGAACAATATCACCGTGAAGAATACCATCGAAAACCTAGCGACGGCACTTTACGCCACCGGAAAGGACAATTTAACCCTTGTCGGATTCACGATTCCGGAGGCGGATAAAGACAAGTATCAGATTGACCCGGACGGAAACCTTGTGTCTCTCGAAGCGTTGACCAAATGGGCGAGAGTGGACTATTCGAGTAAAGATTCTTTCAGTGGTAATTTGTATCAAAAATTCGAATCCTCGGACACGAATTCACAGGCAGACCTTTACAAGCTGGCAAAAGAAAAACTGGATTCCATTTCGGATATTGAGACCAACTACGAAGTGGACATTGCAGACCTGCCGCCGGGGGTAGGCATTGGCGACCGTGTAAACATCGTGGACGATGCCGGGAACACTTACATTTCCGGAAGAATCCTTGAACTTGAAACATCTGTCACCGACGGAACGAAGAAAGCTACACTGGGTGAGTATGTAATTAAGGATAGCGGCATCTCGGGGCTAGTGGAGAGTCTAGCAAGCAGTTTTGCTAATCTGTCAAAAGTCCGGGAGTTGTACACATGGATTGCTTACGCCGATACTATCGACGGTGACGGATTCTCGTTTTCCCCGGAAGGGAAAGAGTACCTTGGTACCGCCGTAAATCAGCTGACGGAGGAAGCAGGAACGGACCCGGCAGTGTATAAGTGGGTCAGAACCAAAGGCGAACAGGGAGAAAAGGGGCAAACCGGAGCGCCGGGCGAAAAAGGAGACCCCGGAGAAGATGGATACAGCCCAACGGTAGACCTTAGCACAGGCGAATCAGGAAGCACGGTGTTAACTGTAACCAATAAAACCGGACCGTCAAGCACGGAGCTTAAGGACCAAGCAGCCCGGAACGATGCTAATGATGCCCGCAATTATGCAGATAATTACATCAATTACGACGAAACCGGAACGATGATAGCAGCGGAAGCCGTAAAACCAATAGCAGCCACGAAAAACAACGTTCTACTCACCGATAAGGATGTACAGATTCGAGACGGTCAAAAAGTGCTTGCCTCTTACGGGGAGAACATTGACATTGGCGGGGAAAACGAACAGCATGTAACAATCGCAAAAGACAAAATGGCGGTCTACGCCGGAACAGAAAGCTTATTCAGCGTTGACAGCTTCAAAAGCGGCACGGAAATAATCAGCACTTGGATTAATACAGATAAGCTTACGCCGACCGAAGATATCTACCCGGAAATATCAGACAGCATCGCTTTTTCAGTAGAAGATATAAATAGAACGATAGACCTAGACGGAAGCTATAGCTATTCGTATAATTACAGCTTCTATAATAAGGGCGCTAAGCGAGTATGGTTTGAGCTTGAAGGCGGAGAAACCATAACGATTAATAAGGCTGTTAGTGGTAATAGCCTCCATTACGAAGAATTTAGTAATAGTGGTAATGAGTACTTTAATGGCTTTACACTTGATACAAGTGAAAAAATTACGAGAACTGATATCATAGCACTACGAGCCGCATACGATATAGAGTTTAACCCGGCTATTGTAGACATTGGACAGTATCGAACAAAAGATGTTATCAATTATCAGGGGATGAATTTGTATGACTTCAAGGCGCTAAAAATAGGGTCCGGAATTGCATCCGAAAACAATAGGAGAGATGCGTTCACAGTCGACTTTCTTGGAAACGGCTATTTCGGAAACACGCTGAATGTTGAAAAAGATATCCGTGCTATGTATGTAGGCGCAATGCAAATTAATGCTAATAAGATATCCGCAGAAAACATTTCAGCAGATAATATTACGATGAATATTCTGAGAGGCACAGGGCACTCTAAGGGTACTAAAGGAACAGTTACGGAAGTAAAATGGTCACTGTACGGCAAAGTGGCAACGGTAGAAGCAACGTTTAAGGCGACTAGCGATATTGCCGCCGGCACGGATATGTGTACAGGAACATTCACCGGCATTCCAACACCAATCAACAGCGCAAGAGGCGCTGGAGCCTATGGTAAAAACCCTATGATTTTCAGTATTGGAAACACGGGGGTGTATTTTGCACGGAATTGTGGTACCGGAAAAATCGGTAGCGGTAAAACGACAAAAGGCGTGCTTGTGTATTTGACCGACGGAACCATGCTGTAACCGTCAACAAAAGCCTAGAAGTCTTTGGAATATACTTGACATATTACTTAATATTGTGTATAATATAGACAGTTGGTAAGGAAACAAATCAACGAGTAATGGGCAAACATAGAAAGGAGGTTATCATGGACGAGATGGACAAAAAAGAAATCAAGG